AACTTGTAATTATTAAAAGACGAGCTTCAACAACTGGAAATTGGATTGTTGGTGTCTCGTTCACTTCTACAACTTTTAAAGTTGGTCTATTAAATAGCACTTCTGATTTAGGAACTGCAACTTATGGAACGGGAGAGGCTTTTAGTGGACAACCTACTTTAACAACTTTTAGTGTTGGAACAGATACTTCAGTCAATTTGTCTGGATCAACTTACGTAGCATACCTATTCGCAACTTGCCCAGGTGTCTCCAAAGTAGGTAGTTATACAGGTAATGGCTCATCACAGACAATCGCTTGTGGCTTCGCTGCTGGTGCAAGGTTCATACTCATTAAGCGTACTGACTCAACTGGTGATTGGTATGTTTGGGACACTGCACGAGGTATTGTCAGCGGTAATGACGGACATCTCAGCTTGAACACAACCGCAGCCGAAGTCACATCTGATGACACAATTGATACTGACAGCGCTGGCTTCATCGTCAATCAACTTTCTGCTACGAACGTGAACGTAAACGCAGCAACATACATTTTCTTAGCTATTGCGTAATAAGGACAAGCAAATGCAAATCAGAATCCAATCAACAGGTCAGGTAGTCTACGAAGGAGAGTTTCGTGCTCTCTTTCAAAGCACATCATTGCCACAACAGCTTACTGAAGCTCTCATCAACGAGCTAGGTGGTGATGTAGTCTTTGAAGGCCCACAAGCAACTGGTGGTGATCGCTATCAGTATTCAGTCTATGGTGGCGTAGAGCAAATTGACGGGAAGTGGTACACAAAATATATCTTAGGCCCAGTGTTTACAGACACAACAGACTTAGATGGTAATGTAACCACGGCTGCTCAAAACGAGGCCGCTTACAAGGCTGTCAAAGATTCTGAACAAGCTGCCTCTATTCGTAAACAACGCGATGAGAAGCTGACAGAAACTGATTGGCGCTTTCGCTCAGACATGACTCCATCGCAGCAGTGGATTGACTATTGTCAAGCACTGCGCGATGTTCCATCACAAGCTGGCTTCCCCTGGGAAGTTGAGTGGCCAACACAACCAGAGTAAAACATGGAACAACCTGAAATTGACCCAGTTAAGTACGGCGTTCTTTGGGAGCGTGTGCAAAACATGGATAAGAAAATTGACAGAATGGAAAATCAGATTGAGCAGCTTCTTGAGCTTGCGAATCGAGGCAAGGGTGGCCTTTGGTTTGGCATGACGGTTGTTTCGTTCCTTTCTGGAGTTGCTGGTTTTGTATTGGCTTGGATGAAAAAGTAAGTGCCTATCGGGACGGCTTTATTCGCGGCGACCACTGCGTTTCAACTCGTCAAGGAAGGCTGCGCACTTTACAAGGAAGTCAAAGGGGTTGCTGGTAACGTCCAGCAAATCTATGATGAGATTTCTGGCCAGTTCGCTGGAAAGAAAGTCTCGAAGGCTCAAGCTGAAAAGATTCAGGAAGAGAAAAAACGTGTTGCCGAGGTAGCAAAAGCCAATCCAGATGAAGTCATCTTTAAGATTGGCGATGAACTCGGCAACATGTTTGATGCGTTTGATAGGCTCGAAGCCTTGTTCTGGGAGCAAGAGCGCGAGGCAAAAAAGCTGCAAGGCAAGGATGTATCCCTGAAGCGAATGGCGCTTAGGAGAATTATGATCCGTCAAAAGTTGCTGGCCATGCAGGTTGAGTTAAGAGAGCAGATGGTGTATCACTCACCGCCAGAACTTGGCGCTTTGTGGAGCCAGTTTGAAGAGATGCGCGAGCAGATCGAGGAAGAGCAACGTATTGCAAGAGAAAAGCAGTCAAGGGAGGATGCGATTGCTAGAAGGGAGCATGAAGACTTGATGGAAGAGATTCGCGTCAAGTCTATGGATGCTGGTATAGCTTTGGTAATGTTGCTTTTTTTGGGGTTTATATTGTGGCTAGTAAGAGATCAAGCGATAGCACGAGCGTCTTTCTGGCGCATTTGATCGTACTGGTCGTCCTGCTAGTCGTTTTCACATTTTCTTTCATGGCTTACGTCGACACTCTTTGGATGAAGGCTGAGATCAAGAAGGAAGCTCGTGAGCTTAGGAAACTTAAACAAGAGATGAAAAAGGAAAAATAATGTTATCTTTATTTTCAACACTCGGCGGACTTTTGCTATCGTCCCTACCAAAACTGCTTGAGCTATTTCAAAGCAAGGCAGATCAATCGCATGAACGAGAGCTTGCAAAAATTCAGGCAGATCGAGAAATGCAGCTGGCGGCTCAGGGATTTGCAGCTCAAGCTAAGGTTGAAGAAATTCGAACAGATCAGGTATCAATTCAAGCTGATGCTGCAATGACTCAGGCCGCTTACCAGCATGAGGTAAAGATTCTAGAGAAAGCATCCCCTTGGGTTTCTACTTTCGTTGGAACAGTCCGACCAGTAATTACATATCTTTTTGTTTTTGAGTTGCTGTTCATCAACGTTGGTCTTGGATATTATGTTTGGAGCCATCCGGAGATGATTAAAGGCGTTGAGGACTTAATCAAGATCGGTAACGAAATTTTTAGCGATGATGAGATGGCCATGCTGGGAGGCATCATCGGATACTGGTTTGGTTCTCGTGGTCAGAGTAAAAAATGAGACTAAGCGAAAAAGGTGCATTGATGATGCACAAGTACGAAGGCTTTCGAGATAAGCCGTACTTGTGCCCAGCGCATATTTGGACGATTGGTTGGGGCCATGTTCTATACCAAGAGCAAATTCGTTTGCCGATGATGCGAGTAGAAGGCAAGGAAATCCCGATGATTCGCAAAGAGTTTCCGTTGAAACAAGCAGATAGCAGAGTGTGGTCAAAAGATGAAATCAAAGCTCTATTCGCGCAGGACATCGCAAGTTTTGAACGCGGTGTTCTTCGACTTGCTCCCAATCTTGCTGGTCATCAGGGTGCGTTCGACGCTTGCGTTTCTTTTTCCTTCAACGCTGGATTGGGGAATTTTCAGCGCTCTACCATTCGCATAAAGATAGGCAGAGAGGACTGGGAGGGCGCAGCCAAATCGTTTAAAGACTGGACAAAAGGTGGCGGAAAAGTTCTTCCAGGTCTTGTAAAACGCAGGGACGAAGAAATAGCTTTATTTATGGATGATTTCAAGGATAGCGAATAATTTCTCTTGCTGAATTTTGTGAGCAATAGCAAAACCCCTGATGAAGAATTCTTTCTCCATCGGGGTGCATTTAACGCCAGCCAGCATTGACTCAAGCGCACTGCGAGCTTCATCGAGCGTGTCTTTTTCGTCATTCATTCATGAACTCAGTAACGTAAATAAATCCGATTAGCAAGGCGACAGTCAGGCTCACGCCAAGAGCCAGCAAGAAAATTATCAGGGCGATGTTTTCTATAGCGTCCATGTCATCTTCCCATTCTCACGAAGTATGCGAAGACGCAGCGCAAAGCCCCATGCAAGCGCCCAAACGATCCAGAGGATGCGATGCTCCATGCTCCAGTTTGCGGGGCTTCTATCCCAGTTTACCAAGCCAATGAGTGCATAGATTACGGCCAGCATGATTGGATATGCAATATGGTCGATGTATTTCATTTTGTAATCCCGTTCTTTTCAAGAAATGATCTGATGATTTCACGAGCCGCGCCCATTCGGTGCGGATTCGGAGCCATGTTGTAGTCCCTGAGAATCTCTGTGATCTCTTGGTCTGTCAGGTCAAGCAGCTTTAGTTTTTCCTTGTACCCAACCTCGCGGTATGGGACTGTTATTCCTATTGGTTTTCTCATTTTTTGTCTCTCATGCTTGCTATTTCAAAACAGATATATGTCAGCGCAATACCGAACCACATTCCATAGATGAATGTAATCATGTGTTTTTCTCCCTTTGAATTTCTCTCAACTTGTCTAGGTATGGCTGCAATTGCGGCATCATCTCTTTACCCCACTGGTAAGCAACATAGCTGTGACCAGCCTCATTAAAGTCATTGGGCAATGTGACTTCAGCGCCGTCAGTCTCAAGAATGAACCAATCACTCGGTTTGGTTGTGCATTTGATAAGCACACAACCGATGGCTTCACCAAGCGAGTTAGGTAGCGTAATGCTAGAGCCGATTCCTGTGTAAGCCACAATGTCGAACAATCCAGGCTTGCGGTGGAATGTCCACGTATGCTTTTCACTATCTACAGATGAAGGTGCTGGCGCTGGTACTAGCGATACATCTGATGAAGCCCCAGCAATGGTTGCAATGCCAGCTGCAGCGAGAAAGCCTAGAAACCCTCGGCGTGATGGATTTGCCATTGCGAACCTCCTGAACTTTTAATCATAATAAATTGCGGCGCGTAGCCAATTGAATGATGAATCGTCTGCGCAGAGCCGTTGCCAACGTATTCCACAAACGAGTCGGTGACGATGCCTTGCGGTGGAGTCCAAATCTTTGTCGGAACGATGCGCATCAGGCTTTCAGCACGAACGATGGCCGGTGCTGCAGCGGCAGCAAACATAGATACGAGTAATCCACGGCGCTTCATATTGGTCATGTCTTACTCCTTTATGCCTTGGGCGGATTCGACTTGACGGACAAAATCCACTCGACCATAAAAGTCACGATCAATCACTTCTCGTGTAAACGGCTTCTGTGCTGGTTTTTTAACAATTTCTAGAACGTGCTTTAGTGCTGATGCTTCGTGTTTATCAAAACTGTTTTTATGTTCTTTGGTTAGCAAATGTTCAAGCCTACGCTCAAGAGGGTCTGTGTAATGTTTCCACGCCAAAGGTTTTTCTTTAATCATGTGTTCTCCTTTATGCCGTGGG